TATAGAAGAATTAAAAAGATGGTACTTCCTAAACAGGAAGCCAACAAGAGATAAAGTAAGAAACGGAGAGGTATCACTTCCAGAAGGCTCTTCACAAAGTTTAGTAGAAGCATTGATACCAGAGTTTAGAAAAGAAGCAGACGCTATAGAGCGTAATAGCAATAGAACATTGACAACTAAAGAAGAGAAATCAATAGTAATTACTTCTGATTGGCATATTCCATTTGAGGATAAAGAAGCATTAAATCTTTTCCTTAAATTTGTAAAGGAATACCAACCAGATGAATTAATACTCAATGGTAATATAAACGATTGTACATCGTTTTCAACCCATCCTAAGATTAGAGAAGTGGCAAGAGTACTAAGGTCGGCTAGAGAAGAGAGAGACCTTTGGTTACCAATAGCAGATATACTAAGAAGTTATTTACCAAGCGCAAAGATAACTTATATAGGAAGCCAATGCCACGAAGGATGGATAGATAAATGGACGAGTCTATCTCCGATATTAGCAGAGGATGATAACTACACTATCAAGAATTGGTTTAGGCTAGACGATTATGGAATAGATTTTAAAGAAGAAGTTTATGATATAAACAATGATGGTACATTCTTAGTAACCCATGGTACTGTTGCTAGAAGCAAGGGTGGTAATAGTGCCCACGCAGAATTAGATATGAGCGGGACAAATATTGCAATAGGACATACCCATAGGTTATCACAAGTTTATAAAACAAATGCTGTTGGAACATACGTTGGTTTTGAAACTGGTTGTTTATGTCAACGCAAACCATGGTACGTTATAAAAGGTAGAAGACGTATGATGGATTGGCAACAAGGTTTCGTCCTACTGAACTTTAAAGACAATTCGTTCGGAGGAAATGTCGTACCAATAATAAGAGACGGTAAGGACAAACCTTATATATGGATAGGTAAAGAGATTATAAAATAATGCAATTTGATGTTAACGAAGATGGTATAGAAACAACATATTTGAATGATGATGATATATGTTGGATATGCCAAAATCAATATGGTTGTCCTCTAATTGAATGTTTAAATCGAGGGCTAGTGATTCCAACAGAAGATATACAAATAAGAGATTGTGCTTTATTTAGAAAGTAATAAGATATAATTGGTACAATTGGTTTAATTAAACATAACCCATAAATACCTCCTTTCCTCGGTGTATTAGAAACCCACCCCAGTTGGTACCATCCTGGGGACTTTTTCTTTTTATTATGAGTAACCTAACAGAAGAACAAACAAAGTTTATAGACTACTATTTAGAAACAATGGACCCAACCTCATCAGCTAGGCGCGCAGGATACCCTGCTAAAGACGCGCAAAAGATAGGGTTGGATTTGTTGTGTAATGATGTTATACAACTTGCCCTAGAGAAAAGACGTAACGAACTTAACACCGCTTCTAAAGGTATGAAGTTTGAGAAGGAAGACTTAGTAAGAGTATTCTGGAATATGTATACTGAATGTAGGCAAAAGGGTAAAGTTAAAGAAGCTAAAGAGATTATAGAAACTATAGCTCGTTGGAATGGTGTTAACCCAGACACAGTTAAAACAGAGATTGCTAACTTAGTATTTAATTTAGATGGTAGCAAGATATAATCTATTAGTTTTAAGGAGATTATGAAACAAGTAGAGTATGTATTAAACCCAGCCCAGAAGGAGTTTCTTGAATTACCAGACCATGGCTACGGTATAGATATATCATTGTACCAAGGCGGGTATGGGTCGGGAAAAACCTTTTCTGGTAGTTTACTAGGGATTATATTATGTTTGAAGTATCCTGGAATAAGGGGTCTTGTGGGAGCACAGACGTTTTCTTTAGTACGGGATACTACTTTAGTTTCATATAAGGAACATCTAGAGAAGATGGGACTTGAAGAAGGTTCTGATTGGAAAGAACTAAAAGCTGAAAGTAAGTTGGTTTTCTCTAATGGAAGTGAAATATTATTCCGCCATTTAGAAGAACCAGATAAGATTAAATCTTTGAACCTTGGGTTCGTAGAGATAGAGGAGATGTCTGATACTCCACAAGCTACATTTGATATGTTGCTAGGTCGTTTAAGACAAGCTAAGAGACCAGAATGGGGAAATAAATTTGTCTATAGGTTATTCGGGCATACCAACCCAGAAAGTCGTAAAGGTTGGATATATAGATATTTTGTCGAAGAGAAGAAACCGAACTATCGTAGGATTATTGCTCCGACAACTGACAACGCTAAAAACCTTCCTGATGGGTTCATTGAATCCCTCAAAGATAGATATTCAGAAGCATACTATCGTGTTAACGTATTGGGGGAAGACGCAGACTACGTCAGTGGACTCGCAACTAAAGGATTTGCTAGAGACGACAATCTTAGGGAAGATTTACGAATTGATAGACGGTATCCCATTCATATAGCATGTGACTTCAACACTGACCCTATGTGTTGGTATATATGTCAACACTATAACGGTACAGTCTACGTACTACATGAGATTGTAGAGAATTATACTGATACAAACCATTGTAGCAGAATACTCGGTGAGTTACTTAAGGACTATAAGTCTCACCAGATAATACTTAATGGTGACGCTTCTGGTAAGATGAAGACAACTACAGGTAGTAACTTTATGATTATGAGAGCGGTATTAACAGAACTAGGTTTCTCTAATTTAGATTTACAAGTAGCTCCAAAGAACCCTCCTATAACTTATAGGTACGCTTGTTGGAACGCTATGGTGAGAGATGAAAAAGGAAACCCCCATGTGTTTATCCATCCTCTATGTAAATATTTAATTTATGATATAGAAAACCTCGAGACAGAAGAAGGCGGTGACGCCCCCAAGAAACCTTCTGGAGGTAAAATACGTAATGACCCTTACGCAAAGTATTTAACACACCCTACAGACGCTGTGAGCTCCCTCGTATGTTATTATTATCCTATCAAACAAAAGATAAGAACTGAACAATACAGGGGCAAGATAATGGATGTGTTCGGTAACGAGAAGTATGAATATGGAATGATATAATGAGACTATACTATTATAAAGACGACAATCAAAAGATGTTACGCAAAATAGATAGAGACAACATCGTAGATGATATCTGCAAGAAAGCTAAGGCTTGGCATGAAGATACTCTCGAAGTGCGTAATGATTACAATAGAATCAACAGGGAAATATTTCCTAGTACTGTAGCAGACCGTAGAAACGTAAAGTTAATACCAGATGTATATGAACAGTACCAAACATATAAAGCAAATATTTTTAAATCAACTTACCAAAACTATGATGGCATGTTTGATATAGAAGGAGAAGACCCAGAGTCTCACTCAATATCTGCTATCCTTAAAGCTAGTTTAGTATATGACTTCTATAAGGTTAAACTTAAAAATAGTTTAGACGCTATCTTAGAAGACTGGGTTACTAAAGGAGAGTGCGCTGCTTTTATCCACTGGGATACGGAAGTAGAGAGAACTAGAGAGCAAACAGTTAAAACAGTTATTGACCCTGAAACTGGTATCCTAGAGACGGAGATAGCTAATACTCCTGTAGATAAGATAACACACTCTGGTCCAGATATTAAACGTATAGACCCACTTAACTTATACTTTGATAAAACTCAAAGATATAATTGGAGTATGTGTGGTAAGATATACAGAGACTTCGCTCCTATACAATATATTTTAGCTAATACTAAGTATCGCTTTACTAAAGAAGAAAGAGCGGAGCTTAAACAATTAGTAGCAGAACAAAACAAAGATTGTGTTCACGACTTAACAGCAGATAAGCTAGATATAGACGCACATATTATTGGAAGCTCTGTAGAAGTATTAGAATACTATGGTGATTACATTATCCCAGATAAGGGTGATATTGTACGTAACGTAGTTATGACAGTTATAGCAGGAAAATACTTAGTACAAGTGGAAGAAAGCCAATACCCAATGTGTCCTATCGTCTATAGTACTTATTTAGATAGACCAGACACACTTCGTGGACAATCCCCTTTGAAACCTACATTGCTTCTAAATGAATTAGAAAACAGATGTATGGACTTACAAATGGCCGCTTGGAAACTAACTGTAAACCCACCAGTATTAGCTCCTAAAGGTATGATAGCTGTTGGACAAAAGGTAGAACCTGGTAGACCGTTTGAATACACTTATGACGCATTTGACCCTGGTGTAAGACCTATACCTATGGACTTCTCTGCTGGTATGAGAGGTTTTGACTTCCAAGATTTCTTCAAGAGAAAGATGGAAGGAGCAACTGGTATATCTCCTTATATGCAAGGTACAGGTGGTACTGGCGGTGTAAGAACTGCTAGCGAATCTACTTATATATATAGTGGACAAACAACACGTATAGCAAGAGAAGCTTACTTATTCTCTGAAAAGGTAATCCTTCCCATTGTATGTGGTTTCTTCAAAATGAAGAGAGAGTTTGAAACTGGTTTGAAGTTTGTGCCAGTTAAGCGTGAAGGTACTGTTGAGTTCCAACAAGTTGACGACCAAGTTAGAAATGGTAATTATACATTTATGATTGGTAACGCACAGACTGCTGTAGAACGTGAACAATACGTACAAAGAATAATAGAAGTATTGGGTACTCCAGCATTTGCTTCTATTACACAAAGACCAGAATTCCCAAGTATGGACTTCTTTAAATGGGTATTGAATGAAGTTAACTTTAGACAGATAACATCGTTAACTCAAGCTCTAACAATGGGACAAGCTATTGCTAACCAAGGTAGAGAGATGGGTGTACCACAAGGAGATATGGGTAAATTCACAAATACTATGAACGATATGCAACTAGCAGCTATCCCAGAGTTTGCTAATATACTAGCTGAACAACAAGCAGAAGGTGACATTCCTGATGTAGGACAAACTAGGGATGAAGTGGTTGCTCAAGATAACAGTTTAATATAGAAAGGAACTTCCGTTTATGACAGAAAGTTACGCTAGTGATGTTTATGAAAACGTTGAACTCACTACAGAGGAACTAGAAAAGAAAAGGCAAGAAGCAAGAAAGGTATACGAGAAAGCAAAACATTTTAAGGAGTTGGTCGGTACAGACGCTTGGCAAAAATGTGAGGATATTTTAAAAGAAGACCTCTACAAGAACTTACATTACGACAAGCAATTTCTCCACATGTGTTGGGGTCTTAAGATGGCTATAGACCGCGTCCACGCATGGGCAGACCACGCTGACGAGTTACTTAAAGAATATGGAGGTCAAGTATAATGGAAGAAACTAATACTCAAGAACAAACAATACAACAAGAAACTCAAGTTGTTGATACTCCTCAACCACAACAATCAAATACCGAGGCTCCTGTTGAAAATGAAAATATAGAAAATCCCCCAGCAGAAGGGGAGCCACCTAAAGAAGGTGGAGACGAACCTGCCACTACTCAACAAGAACCAACTATAACAGACTTGCAGAACAAGTTAAAAGAGTATGAGTTGAGAGATGAAGAACGTAAAGCTATTGCACAAAAGCTCGGTGTTAATGAAGTAGAACCAGACCTATTGAATCTACAATCGCTATCAGCACAAGTAGAGAATATGGCTAACTCTGCATTAGTTAATGTATGTAACGAATATGGTGTAGACGCTAGTCCAGAAGGTATGGCTAAATCATTAGACCAACTTAAAGAATCAAACCCAGCTAAATACTATGAGTTTGTAGACAAAGCAAAAATCATTAACTACCAGTTACAATCCAAGAAAGCAGAAATTGCTACTGCTAACTACAATTATGGTGTTAATAAATACTATAATGAGAATAAAGACTTAGTAGATAATGTACCAGCTTTTCGAAAGATAGCTAATGATTATTGCGTAGCCAACCAAGGTTCACCTTATATTTATGATGAGTTGAATAACATGACGGAGATGGCTATTAGTTTAATCAGGTCTGGTGTTGAACTAGGGCAAGCATACGCTTTACAAAACAAAGCTAAGACAGATACATCATCTGTACAAGGTGGTGTAGGTGTTGCTCAAACTCCAACATATACTTCTGAAAAGATTTGGAGTAGAGCTGAAATTGATAAGATGTCCGCAAGTGAGTTTGCTAAGAACGAACAAGCCATTATGAAAGCCATGATGGAAGGACGAATTAATTAGAAAGGTAAAACCATGACAAATACATTAGGTCTTAATAATGTTAACGGTGGTGTAATCGGTAACTTTACTCCTATTACAACTACTATTGACTTATCTAAAAAACCAGAAATTGGTAAAGTAGGTACTCATGACTTAGGGCTTACAATTCCTGCTGGTAAATTTATTGTTGGTGCTTTCATTAGAAACCCTAAAGGTGATTTGGCAGAAGTAGATGGTACTTTAACAGTTACCGTAGATAGCCAAAATGAAGTTACTGCAACTGCTGCGTCAGCTCTTAAAGGTAAAGGTGTAGCTGCTATCGCCACTGAACCTTACTACTTAGAAGAAGACGCTAACATCTTTTTAACAGTAGCTACATCAGCTATCACAGAAGGCACAATTACAGTAGGCGTTATCTACGCTTAATAAGAAAGGAAGATAAATATGGCTAATAATGTTTCTGCATTTATTCCTAACCTATAAATCTTTGGGAATGTAAAACCTTATCTGAAAAACTGGGACGGAACTTCGGGTGTCCTAACCAGAGGGAACCTTAAGTAGTTTAATCGTAGTTCAAGAAAGGAGTTCTTATGAAACGATTACCAACGAAATATTTAGCAGGCTTGTTTGATGGAGAAGGATGTATAGATTTAACTATATCCTTCCAGAAATATATAAGACCTAGAGCCAGAATAGCTTTAGCAGAAGGCTCTAAATTTATTTTAGATATGATACAAAATACATACGGTGGTCATTTATACAGGAGAGAAGCAAAAAATGACAAATGGCAAAATAGCTACTCTTGGGAGTTGAATGGATATGGTCAAGTATGTAAGTTTCTAAGAGAAGTAGTTAAACACTTATATATTAAGAAAGAACAAGCAAAGCTCTTATTAGAGCTTGAAACTTTAATACGTGGCAAGACGTTGAGTTGTGAGGCTCGACAGGTCGTCAAAGATGAATTAAAGCTAATGAAAAAGGACCCGCACAGACTAAGTGATAAGGCTGTAGAGAGACTTCTACAGGTGCTATAGTCGGGCAAGAATTATCTTGTGGGAAGTTTGGAGTAAGAAACTTTTAAGAGAGTCTAAAGAATTAACAGACTTTAAAAACAATATGACAAATAACGACTGGGAGGGTAACCTATAATTTTGCCCTCCGTCTAAAAACTCCGCTAAACGGGGAAGCCCTCCAATAACATGGGTAATCCCGTACCAAGTCTAATAGGAAACTTTTAGAAGAGGTCTAACGACTAGGGTTGGCACTAAGTTGATGTTATGTTATAATATTAATATGTGAATAAGTACCCCACGAATACGGAGGATTTTATGAAAGAATACGCAAACAAAGAAACGCTTGAAAAAATTTATAATCAGTTTTTATCTTTAAACAAAACCGCAGAGTATTTTGGTGTAAGTAAGAAATTGGTTTTAAACTATATGAAACGTTTTAATATACCAAGGCATATTAGACAAAAGAAAATAAAGGTGCCAAAACAAGACACATTTCATGTTGGCTATATAACAACTTGGAACGGATACAAAAAGGTAAAAGCTCCAGATGATTATCCTAACAAAGACAAAAAAGGATATGTTATGGAACATCGTCTTGTAATGGAAAAACACATTGGTAGATATTTAGAAAGAGATGAAGAAGTTCACCATATAGATGGTAATAAGTTTAACAACAAAATAGAGAACTTACAACTGCTTACTAAGAAAGAACATAGACGTATTCATTTAAAAGATAGTATTCATAAAATCAAGATATAGTCTGAACATATACAATGGTAAAGTATATGATGTAGAAGATAAAGAGCTTCTACGGTAACATAATGGAAATCAAAAACTTTGGTGATACAGTCCGCATTACAACTCCTAATGCTTCTGCTGTTGCTATTGGTACTGGTATCGTTCCGAACACTTCTGATGTTTACCCAGACCAAATTATCATGACTATTGATAAAACTAAAAACTTCCAATTTAAATTCAATGATGTTGAACAAGCTCAATCTCAATTCAATATGATTGAAGGTTACATGGCTATCGGTAACCAAAAAATGTTAGATGAAGTTAACTTGGAATTAGAACAAGCTGTGGTAGACGCAGCTGTAGCTGGTGACGTTCCTATGGTTGGTACAGTAGCTGCTCCTATAGCTACAACTTTCGATAACGTTAACAACGTATTCAACCATATCAAACGTTTATTGGTACAAAACAAAGCATTGTCTGCTTCTGGATTCTATACATTCAAAGGTAGCCAAGAACAATCATTGCAATTGGCTCCTGTAGTAACTATGGGTCCTACAATGTATGAAGGTTTGATGAACTCAAACAAATTAACTCACCCGACAGTAGCTGGTGATGATATCCTTTACAAAGGTATCGCTGGTCAAATCGCTGGTATGAAAATTTTCCAAGATACAAACATTGAGAAAGTTACTGCTGTAGGTTTGGCAGAAGGTGCTAACGTAATTATCGCTGGTACTAAAATGGGTGTTACATTTGCTGAACAATTCTCTAAAGTTGAAAAACTAAGAGACCCTCAAACATTCGCAGATATCGGTCGTGCTTTGTACTTATATGGTTACAAAATCACCAACCCGAAATCTTTAGTAGTTGCTTTCGTTCAAGCTCCTACTGTTTAGTAATACTTTTAGGATATAGCGGGGGAAACCCCGCTTGTCCTTTTATTTTAAGAAGGGGAAAATAATGGGACGTAATTTCCTAGAAATATGTAATGAAGTTTTAGATATAATGGTTTATAACCCTGCTGAAAAGTTCGAGGACTTAGACGATACTACAGAAGGTAGAATGGTTAAGAAACTTGTTAACAGAACTCTACGTAACGTATGTGGTGGAGAGCAGGAGATATGGAAGTTTAGAGAGAAAGAAAAAGATTTCTATTTAGTAGAAGGTCAAAACAAATATCCTGTACCAGATGGTTATATATTATTCGTAAGACCTAACGATGAAACAAACAGGATTCCTTTACAATTGAACCAAGATTGGAATTATTTACCAATGACAGCTACTGGTACTCCAGTACAATATTGGATATACCAAAACAAGATTAATATATTTCCGACCCCATCACACGACCAAGAAGGTAGTAAGTATACTATTAGATATTTAACAAATAACTTTGCTGTTGATGAATGGGATTGTGAAAAACCAATTTTAGAATTAGAAAAAGATGAACCTATTATCCCAGAGATATATAGGGATATATTAGTATATGGAGCTGCTAAAGACTTTAGAGCTAATGCTAGCGATTCTAAGGCAGCGTTCTATGATAGGAAGTATAAAGAAGTATATAGGAATATGTTATATAGTGAAGTACTCACAGAAGATTATGTTAAAGGTGCTAGTGTGGCGCTTTATCCGATGAGCAACTTGCAATCATATTTGAATACATTCTATAACCCGTATGTACAAGGAGTAGATAGACATGGGCAAGTCCTTTAAATATCAAAACCTAACAGGTGGCTTGAACTTAGTCAGCTCTATAGGTACAATAAACCAATCACCTAGACGTACAGAGTCCCCAGATATGGTAAACGTAGAGTACTTCAAACTAGGCGGTATTAAGTCTATGGAAGGTAATCTACAAATAGGTAATACATTAGACCATCCTGTAGTAGGCGGATGGGAATATACACAAGGCAATAACAAATGGTTAATGTGTGGGACACAAGATGGGTCTGTATATTGGTATAACCAAGCTACTTCACACTGGGATTTGGTATATAAGTTTCCTAGTCCTAGTTGGAGAATGAGCTTCTGTAATATGAATGACGGGGTTGTAGTTACTAATGGACAAGACGACCCTATATACTGGCTAAGAGGTAGACATACCTTAATGACTGGTCAATTGACAGGTGTTACTGGTGAGACTACTATAACAGGTTTACAAACTCTATTTAAAAAAGAACTCGTAGTAGGTCAACAAATAGAAGTAGATGGTAAGACATATACTATTACAAAAATAACTGATGATACCCACCTGACAGTAGCAGAGACTATAGAAGAAGGATTTACAGACCAACAGTTCTACCTAGGGGCTTTGTCTTTATGTAATGCCTACTTGGTTAATGAAGAAGACCCACAAGTAAAAACTCCTATTAGAGGGTTAGCAATCCAATACTTTAAAGGTAGGTTATGGATTGGTTCTGGAAGCACATTCTATTATTCGGAATTAGGTTTTCCTAACAAATGGGACATTAAATACGGAGCTGGCGGTATCGGAGATTTCTATAACGATACGTCAGACGTTGCAGCTTTAGGTTTATTCTCCAACTATATGTTAATCCATAAAGAATATTATACTTATGTATTAAGTGGTGGTGACGACCCAGACAGTTGGTTAGTAGAACCTTATTCAAGTGTTAGTTGTGATAGCCAACAATCTTGGTGTCAAACAAACAGTAAGTATTTTGTATTCTCAAGAGAGAATATGGGGATATACCCTCTAACACAAGTTACTGTGTTTAGTGATAAGTATATTGGTAACGAAATATCTGTCAAGATAAGAGATGTATTTAAAGAACTCCGTATGGAAGACCTAGACCAGATATTCACTGTAGCTTATCCTTCTAAGAGATGGTTAATGTTCTATATGCCATTTGAAGGTTATGCTGGTTCTGCTAGATGTTTTATATTTGATTTCCAAACTCAATCTTGGTTACAACGTATAGTACCTCAAGATGTTACAATAGCATTTGAATATTCTAATAGAGTTTATATAGGCACTAGAGATGGTAAAGTATTAAGAGAATTCTATGGTAAAACATTTGACGGCGAGTTCCTAGACGCTTATTGGAAGTCTCCTTGGTTTTCTTTTGGAGATGATACTTACTACAAAACATTTGAAGAGTTTGCTATACAATTAGCAGAAGATGAAAATAACAACTTCTATATTAGAAGCTATAGAGATGGTGAGTCTAAGTTTAAACAACGTTCTTTATCAAATAACCAATCAGATACTAACGCTTTAATATGGGCTGGTATTAAACAGGACGTAGAAATAAATGTAGACAACTATACATCTTGGGATAACAACGATTGGGTTAAAGCTGGTATAGTCCAATTACGTATGCCACTAGAACTCAATATGTTTTATAACTATCAGATAGAATTGAGAACTGCAACTTTAGGCCAAGGCTTTTCAACTTATGGTTTTAGTTTCAGAAGAGTAGAATACGACGAGGCACCATGGTAAACGCAAAAATAGATTTCATCCCGTTTTCATTTTGTCAAGAAGACGAAAGATATGTAACAGAATTTTACAGGTTATGTAAAGACCAAGAGAGAAAGTTATTTGATTTAACTAGAAACACATCTGATATGGTTGAGTTAATCAGAACGTGTCTAGAACAACCTAACTCTATATACATAGCTGCTGTAGAAGATAATGACATATGTGGTATATTTAGTTTAGAAGATATTAAGTATTATGGAGATTTTATACTAGAAGCCGACCAACATTGTATTTTCGCACGTCACTGCTGGGGCAAGAAGGCACGTGAAATTGTCTCCCAGTACTTCCAATACCTAGACGATAATTTAAAGCCCATAAAACGCCTTGTAGCGTCTGTACCTCAACAGAACTTCGGAGTCATAAAACTCTTGAAGGATGTGGGTTTCAAGCTAGAAGGTACTTTAGAAGGTAAGTTAATATACCCAGATAAGAATGGTAGACCTAAGTTCTACAACCAACTTATATATTCAAAGGTTAATAAGGAGATAGAAATAGAATGAGCTTCGGACGTAAAGCGCCTTCAAGACCAGAATACGAACAAATGCAAGATACCCCTTACATAACAAACTTAAGGGATTTGTCTCAACGTGGTTATGAAGGTTATAAAGATAATTATGATAAAGTAAATGTGTTTTCTCCAGAGACTCAAAGAAGTTTAGATGACTATACTAATGCTGTTTACCAAAGAGCAGAAGGTGATTTCGATAGACAATATCGTGACACTATGAAACGTATGGCTAACAGAAACTACGGTCAGTTTGGTACGTTAAATGCTACCCCAGCTTTGTATAGAACTGATATGGAGAACCTAGCACAACAACGTAAGCTAGCTGATATGGCTTACAACAAGGCATTATACAGAGAGAGCTTAGTAGACAACGAACTTCGCAGACGTTACAATACTCTCGATATGTACAATAAGATGTTAGAAAAAGGTCAGACACCTTACGAATTAGATTTAAAAAACTGGCAAATCAGAAATCTAAATAAAGATATCCAATTCCAAAACGCTATATCTAACTATAACCAAAAAGGAAACGTTGGCAGATGGATTGGTAGCTTTATGGACCCATCTGATATTTTCGGATTAAAAGAAATGTTAGGTCCTACCTATAACGCACAAGTCAGCGGAAATAGTGCTACCGTAAACGGTAAGAATCTTCTTAATGCCTTAAGTATGATTCTAGGGTTCACTGGTGGTTTAGGTGACTTAGCTGGAGCAGGAGCAGGCGCAGGTGCAGGAAGTGCTATAGGTGCTAGCGCTAGTGGTCCTAGTTTAATGGACGCTATTATGGGGGCAACAGGTGGTAACCAAAGTTTACCTTATGACATCTTTGGGAATATAGGTAATACACCAACAACAATTAACTTTGGTAGATAGGAGAGATTAATGGCACAGAATGAATTAAATAAATTATTCCCCAACAAAGTTAACTTGAATGATATATCAAAAACACTCAAGGCTGTTGGCAATAAAAAAATAGGTACAAGATTCAACCTACCAGTTACATTAGGCGCTGGTGCTTTGGCTGCTTTCGAAGGCGCACAGGATGTTAGAAAATATTTAAAAAGCTTTGGTGAATATGCAGAACAGTCATTTAAGAATACTGGCAGGAGTTTATCAAATCTAGACGCTAACGAATTAAACAGGATTAAAAGAGACTTCAACTCTTTATATTTTGGTAATCCAAAAAACATAGGTCCTACATCTAGAGTGTTACAAGCTATAGTTAGTATTCCTGCTTCTGGTAAAGCTCCAGGGTTTAACAACATTCTAGGAGGTGCTGGCAGATATACTGAACCAAGTGGTATGACTAAACCACCAACAGAACCTTTAAAAGAAGAACTTAAGAAAACAGCGGTCACGAACAAGTCTAATTTTTATGACTTTGACCCAGCCACTGGTTTGCCTATACTTCCAGGAGAAGCTGTTGGCTTAGATACAAACAGTTATGATACAATACAACCTCCTCCACAAAACCAAGCTGTTGGTAACCAACAACAGACTAAACAAGCTGGAAGAACTATAGATGATATTATAGCCCTAGCTCAAACACAACAACAACTCCGTAATGAGCAAATGGCTCCTTACATAGAAGCTTTACAAGAAGCCATGGAGAAATATGGCGAAGGTAGAAACAGAAACTTCTTTAGGGATTTGGGCTTAGCTGGTTTGACTGGGTTAACTGGTAACCAAGCATATAGTAGGATGATTGGTGGTTATGACGAAAATCAACCATTAGATAAACGTTTATCATTACAACAACAACTAGCTAATTTAAAACAACAACAATTGTTTGACCCGACACCGATATATGGTAATGCTGAATTAGTACAACGTATGGGTCTTGCTCCAGAGGCTGCTCTAGCTAACACAGATTTCCTCAAACAGTATGCTAATATATACAATTACGGTTTAGATTATAATGCTGTATTGGCTAGATTAAAACAACAAGAACAACAGAATGCTCTCGATAGACAGCTTAAATGGAACATTCACATGAACCCTCAATACAATACATTAGCTTCGCAAGCTCAATTGGGTTCTAGTATATTATCTAATATGCAATTCTCGCCAGCTCTAAGAGAGTCAATGACCCCAGAAATGATACAATACTTGATTAGTCTAACTGGATACAATCCAGGAAGTACGCCAGTTCCAACCCAAAAGCCAGGACAGAAGCAATCAGAAGACGATATAATAGATTATAATGCTAGCCTTAGAGGAAGGTAATATATGACTTCTAAACAATATAATAACCGCTACATAGAAGAACAAACTAAAAGAATGGAGACTATTGACAAATTAGCAAAGTCTGCATATACTACAAACCAAGCAAAAGCTTATTTAAAATCCCACGGCTTTGGTAGTATGTCTCCTATGGAAGAAAACTTGTTTAGAGCTATGCAAGTAGGTTCTTATTTTCCTAAGAACGTTAAAGAGATAGCTGCTGGGTTACCTACTGCTATAGGCTCAATAGTGGCTACGTATGGACCTATATTACAGGAGGCTGGTAGAGAAAAACTTTCAACATCTCCAGATGTTATGAGGAGACTATCTAAGGCTGGTGAGCAAGCTCGTAAAGACTTCTTAAACTATACAAATCCTAAGACTGTATGGGATACGATGATGAAGCCTTATGGTTTGGAAAGTGATAGGATAATAAATGCCATAACTGGTAAGCCTGGTCCTAAGGTTTCTTTAGAAGATGTTGGTAGACAAACTCGTATGCACCCTGCTAACTTAGCTATTGACTTAGCACCTCTATCTAAGATACCTAATATGGCATTATCAAAGACAGCTATAGGTAAACAATTAGCTAGACAAAGTTCTATCAATAAAGCTATTAATAATTCTGTTCTACAAGGTAAGGTAAGTACCCAAGTTATTTCTCAAAAGAACCAAGCTTTTAGAAAGAAATGGGAGAAGCTTTCTCCTAATGACCAGATAGCTATTACAGAAGCTATAACTCATACTGGGGTTAAAGACTTAGGTGATAAGAAATTAAATAGCATTATGAAAGAAGCTAGAGATATTTCTAAAAGTATCTCTAATGAATATATAAACAAAAACTTAATTCCAGAAAAGGTTAATGCTGATAACATTATAGCTAACACTATGGGTAACTCTCTAGATTGGAAGAACGTAACTCATAGCGATATAATGAAAGCTATACAAACCCCAGAGACAATGCCAAAAGAATGGAAAGAGTTGTATAACCAAGCTAAGCAATTACAAAGTCAAGGTGATATAACATTCCTTTCTCAATTAGTAAACCCAGCAGAAAACGTTATGGGTATTCCAATAGACAAGGCTAGTAGATATTCTGAACAAGCTAGAGTATTAGGTACTAGAACTCCAGCAGAGATGGCAGCTCTTGTACCAGACGCTTATGACGCTACTATATCTAGACTTACTGGTTATAATACTTTAAGTGAGTTATCTAGAAACCTACCTAAGTCTACTGGTTCGTTAACTGGTAGTGCTTTACAAAAAGCATTAAAATCTGGTACTGATGTATATGACTTAGAAGCGTTTAGCAATCTAGCAAGTCAAGGTGCCTTGTCTGGTAAAAGTCCTAAGAGTGTGTTTAAGAGCTTAAAGAAAGCTACTAAAGATACTAAAGAAGGGTTTACATTATCACCAGAAGATATGGAAGCTATATCGGAGGCGTTTACCCCAGGTAAACCTCATCCTATATTGAGTGCTTGGAAAAGAGCCCAATTGGTTACTCCTAAGTGGATTGTTGAAAACCGTATAGGTAACGTTATCAATAACTTAGTTGAAGGTGTTACACCAATACACAATCTAAGAGCATTGGCTAACTGGAAAGATATGCCAGAACAATTAAGGAACTTAACGTCTTATGCTGGTATTTCTGGTGACGCTGGTAGATTAGTAACTGGTTCTGGGTTTGTAGACGCTTTAAAAGAAACTGGTTCCGCATTGAAAAAAATTGGTAAGGGAGATTGGAAAGAAGGTCTACCTCAATTATATAGAGGAACAAGTGATATAGTTTCAAACCCAGTGACGAAGATAGAGTCAACACTAGAAGCTTGGGATAGATATTCTAACTTAATTAAGCAAGCAGATAAATTAGGATTAGATTATAAAAAACTAAATCCAGACCAATTCTGGAAAGCCTACGAAGGTGTTAATAGGTCTATGGGCGATTATGTAGGTCAGAACTATTATCTACCTAGAACAGCTAGACAAGCACTACATGACTGGGTGCCTTTCTGGAAATTCCCAGTAGAGACAGCTAAAGTAACAGCTAACCAGATGGTTAACAAACCTATAGGGTTCCAAACATTTATAGGTTATCCAACTAAGACTGGGCAAGATTTATACAACAAGATAATGCATAGAGACATATATAGAGACCCAGAAACAGAAGGTGGATACCCACTTAGACAAGAAGACGCATTTGGTAATCCAAAGGTTCTATTGTCTAGGAGTGTTCCTTTTACTACTATAGCTAATATGGTAGGAGATGTGGCTAACCCAGGGCAAGGATTATCAAACTTAGTAGACAATTTAGCCCCTACATTTGAAATAAAAGATATACTTGAAGAAAAAGGATACAAGGGTCTTCCAACTACATCTAAGAAATACTACACTGATGTCCAAAGTGGATTAAAATTCGCATTAGATAAAGAGGGTAACTATACTGGGGATTTGTACGATAGAAGCAATCTAGACTATGCTAAATACATAGGCTCACAAGCATTGAGAAGGTTATGGGCTCCAGGTGTATTTGGCGAAAGAGTTGCTAGACCTTTCTATTATGGTTTAGTAGACCCTATTGTTAGAGATGTCCCATTTGAAGAAGCAACTATGTACCCAATGTATAGTGATGAGGTAGCCCCTTGGTCTGTTGGTAATACAAAAGTCCAACCCAAGGTAGGTCAAATGGAAATACTAGGACCTCAAGTTGGTATCAAAACAGAAACACGTAGACCTCCTATAGAAGAAACAAAGGCTTACGGTCAAATAGCTAGAAGGGTAGCTAAGAAAGTATCTAGAGATTACACCCCTCAAAGTTCTGGCAGAAAAAACCCTAACAGAAATTTAGTTAATATTATTAACTCGGTTAAAAGATTATTACCTGGAGATTAGATAGGAGAATAGAATGGCAATTCTAAAACCGTATACGTTTACGGCTGGTACTAAAGCTAGAGCTTCGGAAGTTAACGCAAACTTCGACGCTTTGTATACAGAAGTAAACTCTTTAGAAAGTAGGATAATAGACTACGAGTCTCAAATCCAATATTTACAAAACACAAAAGCAGATATAAATGGTAGCTACTTAAATAGATTCGCTGTAGCTAACCCAATAACAAACTATGACGCTGTTAACAAACAATACTTACAAAATGCAACAGCCAACTCTATTACCTATATTAACGGTCTAGGCATAACTAAGGTTGGTGACGCTACAATAAGTGTTGACGCTGGTAGTTGTTACGATAGTACCAATACACAACTATTGGCACTAGGGAATAGTTTAGAAAAACAGAACCAAACACAAGCAGCTAGTTCTGTATATTATGTATACCTTATAGGTAAATCTACTGGTAACGAAGATATATTAATATCTACATTATCAATAGACCCTAACCTACCAGAAGAATACTTATATTATAGACGCATAGGTTCTTATACAACTGATAGTGATAACAAGATATTGCAAATAAACGTTGAGCAATTATCACAGTATTCTAGTTCAAGTACATTCTTTGCCCAAACATCAAAAGATATAACTAACCTAGTTACTCCAGACTATCCCGCTGGCTACAATATAGGTGCTGGATGGACAGCGGTTACAGATGGTTTATGTTACTTCCAAGGTATACCAGATGGTCCGTCGTCTGTAGCGATAGGTGGTGTAGTCTTCGAAGTTTCTTTCGACACAGGTGACGGACAAAGTAGCGGTGTTTTATCAATGATTATTGGTAAAGGAACCGTTGTGGGCACATTATATAGAATAGCTAGAGCGAGTTTTTATCCATTCAAAGGAGCTAAATAATGTATATACAAGTAGACAAAAATAACGTAGTGGCTTGGAGTGATAAACCTTTCGGAGGTGTAACCCATGAAGTAGATATAGACTACAATGATTACACAAATAATCCAGATAAATATATCTATGATAAAGTTAAGCAAGAAATTATCCTCAATCCAGACTATGAGGAAATAATAAGAAAAAAAGAAGAAGAAAGAATATCCAACTTGTTTATGACAAGGGGAGATATGTTTGAAGCCCTTATCTTGGCATTTGGAAAAGATAAGAATGACATAAGAGTTATGATTGAAAATCTACCAGATTTGTCAGAAGTAGAGAGAAAGTTATACCTTAATAGATTTGATGAAGCTCTCAACTTCTACAGAAGTCATCCTGCTGTAGATTTATTAGGGGCTATGTTAGGTATAAGCAAAGAAAGAATGGATAAGTTCTTTGATACTAAAGATTACAAAGACTTACTCCCAAGTTACTAAGAGGTGTATATGGCTAACAATAAATTAATAGTTAATGTTAAACAAGGCGAAGCATTATCAATAGATATGGTTATCAAATCAGACGGAGCACCTGTAGACTTAACAAGTGCTACTATAAAGGTAGAAGTTAAGAAAGCTCCTTATGTAGATTTCGAGCCTATGTTTACTAAAACAATAACAGTTGATAGTGACCAATTAATAGACGGTCAGATAGTAGACCCTCTTAACGGAAGATTCCAAGTTAGGTTCAATACGGAAGATACATCTTATCCTCCTAATACTTATTACCTGGTTGCGTTCTTTGACAACGGCCCTAACAACGATATTATATCTGCTGATTATTGTAACAACGGCGAGTATAGAGTTTGCACTCAATAGAAAGGTATTATAATGACTGATAGATTTACAATAGAAATAGTACCTAGTCCAGTATACGAAATAGAACTTACTGGTAGAGGACCTCGAGGTATACAAGGCCCAAAAGGGGACACTGGTGCTACAGGCCCTGCTGGTCCTGCTGGTCCACAAGGCCCTAAGGGAGATAGGGGCGATAGTGCTTTGACATTTAGTATTGGTGATGTTACAACACTCCCTACATCTAACGACGCTTATGTAGAAAACGTAGGCACAAACCAAGATATAGTGTTAGACTTTGGCGTTCCTAGAGGTCTTACTGGTGCTAGTGGTAAGGGTGTGGATATTGGTTCTATTATCCAATCTTTATCTAAGGTTGCTCCAGATGGGTTTGCCCATACTTGGGGTGAAAGTATATCTCAAGAAGAAAACCCAGAGTTATACCAAGCATGTGTTGATGGTACTTTGCCAACTGTTAATGCTAGTAATGGTGGTGTATCTACTATCTATGCTCCTAATGGTATATTTAAACAAACTCCTACAAGTAACACATTAGATATAAATACTGATGTTGTTATGGAGTTAGCTAAGATTGGTGGGGTAGTAGATTGGAACGGTGCTTATAACCCACAACCTACTGGCAATATAACACTAGCTTCTCTTTCTCAAAACACAGAAACACAAATCCTTATGTTTACGGAAGGTGGGCAGAACGAAGTCCACTTTAGATTCCTAGAAGGTAGCTACTCTGGTAAACTAGCAGAGGCCCCTAGCAGCCCTTCTAACAATACTTTATATTTCAATACTACTAATAAGACTTATTATATATATGAAGGTGGAGATTGGAATCAATACGGTGCTAGTGGCGTTGGTTATATATATCTAGGTGCTATTATAGTTACAGCTGACCCAGCTACTGCGACTTGGGACGATGTTGGATTTATCCCAGCAGATACAACTACTACAGGGTTATCCGAATACGACCAACAGTTAGTTGCTAATAACGGTAATTGCGGGTACTTTGGTTTGGATACAACAGAGTTATCTGTTAGAGTACCGACTATGCAAAACGTATTCCTAGAAGAAAACGATACACAAGTTGGTAGCTACAAAGAAGCTGGGTTGCCTAATATTACAGGGGATTTAAGTACTCGCTCAAATACATCAAATACAGGAGCATTTACAACTAAAACTTTAGCTACGAGTATAGACGGCGGTAACACAACTCTGGGAACAACTTTTAATGCTTCACGCTCAAGTTCAATTTACGGAAATTCTGATACAGTACAACCAGAAGCTATAGCTGTATACTTCTATGTATGTGTAAGTAAATATACATCTTTAGAACAAGGCCCTTATTTCACACCCCATATCGACAGCAATGGTGTACTATCTTGGACTAACAATGGTGGCTTAATTAACCCGCCTAATTTTGGTATTAAAGGCCCTAAAGGGGATGACGCATTTACTTTATCTATCGGCGAAGTAACAACATTACCAAGCGGAAGTGACGCAACTGTTACTAACGTAGGTACTGCTTCTGACCAAGTATGGGATATAGCAATCCCAGAAGGGGCTAAAGGCGAAGGGTCCGGCTTTTCCCTCTTCGACGTGGTAGAAAAAGACCACATCTTGAGCTTTGAGGAGTCAATGGGCTTCGGGCTTTTAGGCACGTACGTGTACAAGGAACCCGTTGCCGGTTCTCGCTACGGCTACCCTGATTTTTACAACGAGTGCGTGGCGCAAAAAAGCACAGAAGGCAACACTCTTTTGGCTTTGAAAAACAATGTTGAAGTAGTGGGCTCTCCTTTAGTAAACAACGGAGTGTTGAGCGGGTTTAGCACGAGCAACTATGCAACCACTTTGACTTTCCCCACTGACGAGGATTTTGATTTTCAATTCAAAATCAAAACAGGCGCTGACATATCAGGCGAGCAAGAAATTTTTGCATGTCCTACAGCGAGCGGGCCATCTCAATATTATTTTTGTTTAGTAAACTTAGAAAGTAATAATCTTAATGTAATTTTTAATGGTGGCCTTGGTGTTTGGCAGTATCCTTTTGGAACACCCGCTCAACCGGAAACAGATTATATTGTCAAAGTAGTTTATTCCAAAACCAATAATACATTGCACGTGACTATGTCTTTGGCAAATGGCACGGTATTGCTTGATGATACAAAACAGGTTGACGAACTGTACGATATAAAAGAGGCAGTTATAGGTACAGGCAAAGATAATGCAGTCACTATCTTCAACCCATTTAAAGGCTCTGTGGATTTGAAAGAATGTTATATAGAAAGCAACGGCCAGCGTATCTGGAGCGGTGCCTCGATAGCCACAAAGAACCCTAACGGACACATCTTCTACGACATTGCAGACAAAGCCACTGTTGATGAAATCTTTGCACAACGCGGTGAGGCGTGGTTTTACGGCGTAGATACGGAAAATGAAAGAATCTTTTTACCCAGAGGCACACGTTCACAGTACACTGTAAACACTGACGAAACAGGCGATTATGTAGAAGCAGGGCTGCCGAATATCACCGGCACAATGGTCGGTGATATTTCAGAAGGCGTAGCAACAGGGGCTCTGAAGATAGATACTATATATTCAGGTGCTATGTGGCAAGGAAGCGTAAACGTAGCACGTATGAGAAATTGGAGCCTTGACGCTTCACTTTCCAACCCTATCTATGGCAACTCCGACACAGTACAGCCTTATGCAACAAAGAAACTTTTGTACATTGTAGTCGGCAATGTAAAAGTGCAAAGTGCGGCTTCGGATGTTGTGGATGTTACTACAACTGAAAATGACACTGTGCCGTTGTTTACAGGACAGTATTTCAATTTCAAGCCGAACAACCCCAGCTGGCTCAAAGCCGGTGAACAACAAGACAGCGGAGGTATATACACTTCTTGCTATAACAAACTTGTACAAGCCTTAACCGATAATATCTGGGAAATAAAAGTAATAGACTCCACTGCTATGGAAGAGGGTACAGACTACTCCGAGTATTGGATTGTTTATCAAGACGCAATGAGGTTTAGGACTCCGTTAACAGCCTGTAAGGAAATAATGCCCGGAAACGAAATAACGAGCAGCTTAGGTTTTTCTTCCAATCCCACAAATACAGTCGAATCATATACAGTCCCTTACAATGGATATATTACGATAATAGGGTATAAGACCTCTACATCTAATACTTTAACCGTGAAACTCAATGGCGCAATGGTCAGCCAAACAAGAGCCCTGACTTCAGGTTTGAGTAGTGAAAGTTACTTCTTTGCAAGAAAAGGAGATATTGTAACGGTAAGCACTGACTCCGCAAGTGAAGGATGGATTATTGCAACGCAAACAATAACCAAAGCTACGGCAAACGGTGAACTCTACTTCAAAGCAGCCAGCGCTGTAGAAAACATAGAGATTCTAAATGTAGGCCAGGTAATGGAGGAATTATCAAACAAGGTTGATTTATCCCATACCAGCTGGGCGATTAATGCTTGTATGCCTGATTATACAGCGCAAACAACTTTTACTCTCCCTGATATCGGACAAACTTTTACGGCCCCTTATGACTGTTTGTTATTTGTATCTATTTTAAATGCCGGCGCCGGCAACTTTGAACTCAGATACAACAATTCAAACGGAGGTTTAATAATGTTTGGTGCAGCAGGAGGCAATCAAGTACATGTCTCACAAACAGCCTATCTAAAAAAAGGCTGGCAGATTTATAGAGGAGGACAAATTGGTTACAACCAATGTTACATCACCCCTCTTATTGGTGCAGAAGGAGCAAACTAATGATTAAATATGCAAAAGTAATAAACGAACAAACAGGCCTGTGCGAAGTAGGAATCGGCACAAACAGTAAATTTTACAAATCAATCGGCATGAAAGAGCAGGACGTCTCTCAATCGGACATAGACGGCAAGTGGTATTTGTCAGACAAATGCCCGATGAAATCCGATGAAACCAAGCTTGCCGAAGCCAAGCAAGCAAAGCTCAACGAGGCCACAGACAAAGCCTTTGAATATAGAGATAAAACTGGTACTGTTTCATTCGACGGCAGACCTGTGGAGCCTATTATGCCTATGACAGAGGGTGAAGAGCCCCCAGCTACAATAACCGTTCACACAGAGCTTTTAAATCAAGATGATATGTTTCAGCGTGTCATAGGCTTCCAACAGGGCATTTTTACGCAAGACCAAATATACAACACAAAAGAGGATATCCCCGTCTACCTGAATGCGCAAGAAGCACAGGCAGTTTACTTCGCTATAGTTGCACGTGCTCAAAAACTGTGGGTACAAGACTATATGACATACAAATCAATGATCGAAGCGTGCACCACTGCTGAAGAAGTCAATGCAATTGTGATTGATTATGACAATGTACCTGTAATTCAAGAGCCAGAAGCACCTGAAGAACCAGCAGAAGAAACAACCGAGGATTCCTCGGATGTTGAGGCGGAACATGAGAATAAACCCAACAAAACCACACCCGATACCGGTGTTCAAGAGGTTCAGGAAGACACTGCAGGAGAGATTTAACAATGACAGAACAAAGACCAGTACAAGCACAGGAATGTTTAGAACATCATATGCTTTTAAAGGGTCAGCTGGATAGGATAAACCATTTTCTGTTCGGAGACCCGGAACATCCTGATGATTTATCAGTGACAGCAAAAGTAAACCTTATGTTTAATGTACTACTTGAAATAAAACAATTTTACTTAAAGAAAGGCGGAAAAATGGACGAAAAAATGAAAAAAGCATTACTTGACTGCTGCGAAAGAAACTGCAAAGTGATTTCACCAGATGTTGTAGCATTCGCAAAAGACCTTGTAAACACAGCTATTTTAACCTCTGAAAACAAAATTGATGATATGTTTACACCAATCATCAACAAAGGCTTTGAGGTTCTTGATGAATATCTCTTAAAACAGATTGATAAAATAGACGGAGCCACAGCATAATGTTTGATGTCCCAAAAGCTGTTGAGTCTGTATCAAACGCAATAAAAGTTGATTATAGTTTACCGATACCAGAAGAAACAGAGGAGCTAGATGGGGAAATTCCTAACGACGAAGTCGGTGATACAACAACTACCGATACAACGACAGTATAGAACTTTACTGAATGAATTATATATGGATGACGATGGGGCTATTTATATAGTCCCTCGTAACTACCAGACTGATAACTTTACTTGGATTAACGCTACAGCTTGGGATATAAGATGTGCCCATCTCCATGATGTAGGTTGCCAGTACCATAAGATAATTAAAGTTAAACTTTCCGAATGGCAATTGAACGATATGGGGTTGCTAAAAAAAGGAAAGTATGATATAGTATGTTTAGATATCCCTATAGATAAACTAGAAGTTGTTGAGGTTAGCAAGAAACAAATAAATGATTTATTCTATAGGATGTTAAGGGATAGTGGGGCACCTAAACCAATACAAATACTTTACCGTTCTGGTGTTGCATTAAACTTTAAATGGTATTTAAACAAAGATGAGTTGGTACTAGAAGATATCTATAAAAGAAAGGATTAGACTATGGCTTGTAAAGGTAAAAAGGGTAAAAAGTAATGGAAGTTAGCTTTGGGTATAATCATTATTTAAAAACATATTGGTTACAAGGTAAGCTCCCCACTGTAAAGAAAGGCATGTATGGTGGGGTTCTTAAAAAGAAAGGCAGACAGAAAGCTACTCTTGAACATATTAAATGTCACTCGCAAGGTGGTCTTACATCTCTAGGCAACCTAGGGATAGCTACTTGGGAGAATAATAACAAGAGAGGTTGTAAGCCCCTACAAGACGTGTTTAGTTATGAAGCTATGTCAACATACCTAAAGCAGTTTAAAGACGTCATAGTGGACAAGCTAGACGGCAATAAATACATAAAACTAATTCTCAATACTTTAAAAGAATTGGGAATTGATATAGGAAGGATAAAGATATGAAAGAAGAAACTAAAAATGCTATCAAACAAGAATTTGTTAAACTAGGCAAAAACGTATTGTCCAATGTAGTAACAACTCTTGAAGATATAGTTGTTATCCTTATAACAGATAGTGATAACAAATTAGATGATACGTTTATCCCATTTATTGGTAAACTTAAATCAGAGTTACTTGAAATTATAGAAAAGGCTTAGTTATGTTTTGGTCTTCAACACTTAAATCTATTAGTGATAGTATAACATCTATTGTTAATTATCTAACAGTGTCTAAAGATAAACAATTAGAAACAGAAATAGTTAAAGAAAAGAAATCATTAAAAAAAGCTAGTAATATATCCGAGAAGATGTTCAAAATAGTTTTAAAGTATATAGATACCTTTGAGGAGAAGGATAAGAAAAGAATCGAAAAACTTTATGATGATTTCTTGGAGAAGAATTAATGAGTAAACTAAAAAGAATAATCATCCATTGGGACGCTGGTCATGGGGAAGTAACTCCTACCGCTTTAGAACATTACCATTATGTAGTAGACAGATATGGCTTAGTCCACACAGGTAAACATTCTCCAGAAGCTAATGAGGATTGTAAAGACGGAGTATATGCACAACATACAGGAGGCGGTAATACTGGGTCTATCGGGGTTGCTATATGTGGTATGTGTAGTTATAATAGTAAACTTAAGAAGTGTGAAGTTACTACAGATAATATAACACAAAAGGGCATGGAGTCTCTATTTGCTTGGGTAGCTTACTTGTGTAAGAAATATTCAATTACTAATAAGAATGTTATAACCCATGCAGAGTTTGGTAAATCTCATCCAGATACAACTTCTAAAGGGAAGATAGATATAACAGCTATACCTTATGCTAAAGTATACGGCCTTAAAGAATGTGGTGATTATATCAGAAACAAAGTACAGTGGTATTATGAGAGGATTAAATAATGCAAAGAGATTTTTATGGAATACCGTTACCCCCCTACGCTCCAGTACAACAACAAGGCAATACGGATATGCTTAGTAAGTTGAAACAATTGCAAGCTATTCAAGCATTTCAACAATGGTATAACCAACAGATGGCTAACCAACCTAGAATAGATACAAGACCACAAAACCAGAAATACCTCAACAGTGCACAGTATCAATTAGACCAAATGCGTGGTTATCCTAGTATGTTCTAGGAGGTCATGATGGACTCACAAATTATAATAGAATACGCTCCTTTAATATTAGTAATAGTATCTATAGCTATACAATATAAAATATTCATGACACCAGCAGACTTCCAAAAAGCACGTGCTGATTTCATACAATATGTGGCTGAACACTATGTGCCTTATGCTACTTATAGAGAAGGCCATAGAGAGGTACAAGACCAATTAGCTCTTTTAAGAAGCGACTTGAGTGAAGTAAAGAATTTGCTAATAGCTAGGGATAAATAAGAATAAACCCCCAACCTTAATGGAAGGGGGTTATTTTTTTTATTTAACATAGGAGGTATAACTAAAACCTTCTGATGGTGATGTAGCAAGAGCCATCATTAATCTGCATAGTGCATGGTCTATATGGTCATCTTGTGTGTCTCCCATCAAGTGGGCTATTATATGGATTAGAGCATGATTAATGTGGTCTTCTTGTGGGATTAATCTCCAGTTATTAGGCTCGTATCTATCAGCCCCATACTTCAATACCTTAGCTATTGCTATCATCCTTTTTATAGCATTGCCTTCTAAATATTCCATAGCGTCTTTTAAGCACCATGAATCAGGTGTCATCATATACATAGCAATACTTTTGATAGCTATATAACAAGGGTAGCGTTCGATGTTTTCTGGGCTTACGGTTGTGCTCTTAGACCCGTTAGTACATCCATAATAACTAGCCATATTGTCAGCCCAACCAAGTAAGTATGACGGGTCTACTAAATGCATAGCCATAGGTGATGAAGATTGTTTACCACCATTGTCATTAACAACTATGCCAACGTCTGGTCCTACTCCTTCCAACATACTAGATATCCCTTTCTTGTTCTTTATAAATCTTAAAGCTAGGCTTAATACCATCGTTGCCAGTTGCAAACATTACAACTCTTTGTCCATTGATTGTACCAGTATAATACTTACTCTTACCTTGCTTAACCCACAAAGCACCTATCTCTCTTTCTTGTAAATCACTCATTAGAACCTCTTTCTATTTTACATTTTTCCAAATCAAACATCGCTAGTGATAATGGTAAGCCAAATTCATTAGCTTGTTTCATAATATCTTCTGTAAGTTTCCTATGACACTTAAGTTCACATTTATCGTTAGTACAGAACGTCATGTCTTTATAACATATACACATTAGTCTGGTAGCTCCTTATAACAATCTTCACATATAAATAAATAAGGAATAGACAATGGGTCTAATTCGTCTACATGTTCATTCTTCAACATATAGCAAACCTTTTTAGGATTAGCTTCCTCTCCGCACATACTACATTGATGAGGGTGAGCAGCTACCTTATAGTAACTCTTTTTCATTTTACTCATAGAGCCAAAGATTTCATCTTCTATCATAACTTAGTCCTTTCTGAATATCAATATTGTTAATAATACTACTAGGGTTAAATCGATGGTTAAAGATATCACTCTAATCACATCTCCTGCGTGGGAATAGTCCATAATTCTCCTCCGTATAGTTCTAGTCTTAGTTCGCCTATTTCTTTTTTACCTAGTATTTTAGCTTGGTTATATACTCGTCGGAAGTCGTCTTCGGTATATCCGTTCTCAATATAATAGGCAACAATATCATCAATAGATTTGAGTTTTGGTAATAACTTTGAAGTACGAGATTCTCCCATTCCTTTGATTCCTTCATACCCATCGGTCTTGTCTCCCATTATAAGTTGCTTAGCAAAGTTCTCAAATGCTTTACGTTCATCTATTCTCCTAACACCCCACTCTACGTGGTCTGGGTTAAACAGTTTACAAGGGAATGATTGCAAGTCTTTATCTATAGAAGCTATGATACTATCTCTAGGATTACCCTCATATAATGCTCTGCATAAATCATCTGCCTCTAGATATGGTTTAGATATACATTCAAATCTATCGTACACCATCTTCTTTAGTTCATCAAAGAATGGAGGAGTCTTGGTCTTTCTGTTAGATTTGTAAGTAGGTACCACTTCTTTTCTAAAGTTTCTCCAATCACTCAAACATATAATATAGCTGTCGCAAGCTGTTGCTTTTAACATAGCGTCCATTATATTCTTAAAGTATTCAAACCCTTTGTCTAAGCTATATGCTTGTACATACACTCTGGGTTTAATTTCAACCATGTCTTCACAAGCAAAGCATGCACGATATATAAAGCTATCAAAATCTATTATTAATTTCATATTAATCCTGCTCGTATTCTATATTTTCTATTTCTCTTAGGACTATCTCACATTCAACAATAGAAGCTTTCCTCATATCGTCAAAGAATTCTTCCTGTTCTTCTGTGTGATCCAGAAGTAATTGGTATCTCTCTATTAAGTCCTTTATAGAGTCAAATGTTTCTCTTGGTATAACGTAATATTTTTCTTCCATCGGCCCCTCCTATTCTTTATTATACAATCTTTTTATTATTTTGTCAAGCCTATTATGAAGTTTTGTAAAGAAGCTAGAATTATACTCAATAACTTCAATATCGACTCTAGGGTTATCGGGACTAATACCGCCAAAACAAAAAACAGACATAGGAATAAAATTATATTTATCATCCTCCAACCTTCCTAGTTCAACTAATGCGTCTTCAAAAAATTTCTGATGGATACTACATACATTACCCACATCAAATCTCCTTCTAGTAGGTTGATATACTGTATATATAATACATACCTTATTGAGTTTCTTTTTGTATTTTAGTATTTGTTCCTTCATAAACTCTTTGTATTCTATCTTGGCTTTATTAAGGATACGATAGTGTCCAGTCCTATAGTTATTTAAGTTTAATATAAACTTCTTTCTGGTACTTACTTGTATCCAACTAGGGGACTTAAATATACTCATCTTTTGAATACCCCCTCTAATCCTATATGGTCTTTGCCCCAATATATAGGTGAAGCTAGTCTCCATTTAATATAGCTACACTTAGACAATATTTTTATAAATTTCTCTACACTTTCGTCATTTAAATTTACTATATGGGTAGGGGGTGTACGGTATACCCTTCTAGTTGGCATATAATTGTTACGCCCTAAAGCTTCTATTATTCTATCCACCTTACTCTCTATCTCGCTTTTGTTAGCTTCATTAATAGATGTTAGATTAGACATGATATAATTTTTAATATTGTCAACTATATCCACATTAGACCTCAACCCTAGCATATTTTCTATACTAGCCAAAGTTAATTCGCTAGTGTATGTCGGTGGTGGCGGTGCCCAGTCGTCTAGGTCTTCGTCTATAACGCCTGGTCTTATTACCCTATCACTTGGCATTAGAAATCCCTCCCTCTTTTGCTCGGTTTACTTTCTTTTAATTCTCGTCCGCATTTAGGACAATACTTATAGTAATATTCATATTCACATTTACAGTCTGGGCAATAAGTATTGAACCAATGCTTTACTGCGTATGCGTTAGTGACTATATCGCTTATAGATGTTATATTATTTCTCTTGTCTTTGCTTATTACTCTACCAGTCATACACAAATCTATACATCTGGCGTTGCAATTATCAACCAAAGACCTTATGTCTTTGAATGTTAAAAAACCTAAGTCATAAGCTACAAGTATTTCATCTGCGATGATAACATCTGGATAATGTTTAAGAAGTCTATCTAGGAGTTTATAACAATTAGCTTTATCCTCGTCAGTGAATCTAAAACCGCTAGTCTCTGTAGACCAAACATCAACACCTAACTGCCTTAATACCTCGCACTCTCCAGATGAATTATCTTTTAAGAATTGTGCGTATATAACACTGTCAGAATTAACTACACTTCTTATAGTAAGACCTATACTAGCTTCTGTTTTTACTTTTCCAAAACCATATATACTATATATCATCTTTTGCGCCTCGTTTGAATACGTACATGCTCACCCGCCCATGGCTCGGTGCCAACAGCGACACATATCTCCTTCTTGCTTAACCTGTTATCAGAAAACCAACCTCTGATGTCTCCTACAATTCTCTCTATAAGACTATCTAGAGTTTTATACCTGTCTGCATAGTACATATAGAATCGGTCTAAGTCACGTGTAACTAAATCAATACCTAAAATTCTAGCTTCTTCTTTGATAGCCTCCATAAATTTATTTCTATTCTCGGTATCATAATATATCACTATCTTTGTCCTCCTGCTTGCAGAATCTATCTACATTTAATTGGTCTATCATACTGTAAGGCTTAATAGGTTGGCACTCTATAACCAACAGCTGTTTAGTTGGGCTATACTTAAAGTGGACAACTGGTTTGTTTTCTTCTATAGGTATTTGTTTAAACACTTGGGGTCTAATAGGTTGAATAGTCATTTTGTTTTACCTCTTTAAATTCACATTTACTACTATTGAAAGCGAAGGGCAAAGTACCGCATATGCCATCACGTTGTTTAGCTATAATTACTTCTGCTAATCCTCTTAGAGAAACATCTTCTCTGTCGTAATACTCACCTCGGTAAACAAACATAACAACATCTGCGTCTTGTTCAATTGCCCCACTCTCTCTAAGGTCTGATAGTCTAGGACGTTTATCATCTCTAGCTTCTACAGCCCTTGACAATTGGCTAAGGCAAACTATAGGGACGTTGTATTTATTAGCTAATTGTTTTAGCTTTCTCGATATTTCTGATATATCTCCCTGTCTGTCCTTAGCTTTGCCATGGTTATCCATTAATTGTAGATAGTCTATGACAACTAGGTCACAACTTCCTCTACTATTAATCATACTTATTATACCCATTTCCACTCTCGTAGGGGTACATGGGGTCCTATCATCTATAAATATATTTAACTCGCTAGTGTAACACAACGATTGCGATAACTTTCCCATAGTTGATTCTGACAACATCCCGTTGTTTAACATATAACTATTGGTGCCAGCATACTTCATCATAATCCGTTTAGATAATTCCTTCCTTGGCATTTCCAAAGAATACATCAAAACATTCTTATCTTTAGATATGGCTTCTGCTATGTTCAAAGCTAACGCTGTCTTACCCATAGAAGGTCGTCCAGCTATAATATACAACTTACCACCAATCAACCCACCTAGTTGTTTGTCTAAGCTATCAAATGATGTGGATAAACCTAATGATTCACCAGATTCATACACCCTCTCTATCTCATTATATACTTCTAAAGCCCCCTCGGCTATATGAGGGATTTCTTCATCTTCGCTACGGGTTAATATAGATGTTGCATTAGATGTAAGGTCAACTAAAGTTTTGTCTATATCATTAGTAGAATCTATATCGTTTATTATGTTATTAGCTAGCTGTTTTAATTGTCTACGTTTAGAATAATCTAATATAATTTTTATATAACTTTTATAGTTGGCTGTTGTTACTACATCCATAGCTAAATCATTTATATATGCTCTACCGCCTATACAATCGAGTTTATTGTCCCTATCTAGTCTATCTGATACGGTTACTATGTCAACATCCAAACCTTCCTTGTAGAGCTTGCTAATGCCCTCAAATATATATTTATGTTGAGGCTCTCCAAAGTCTTTATCTTTTAGCATGCTCATAGTATATGGTAAAGATTTCTCACTAACCATAAGTATACCTAGTAGACTTCTCTCTGCTTCTTTACTTTCCATTATAGTATATCTTCTCCATATCGGTTAACTAAATAACTGACATAAACATCATCACTTCTGTTGTGTTCTGGTACACTAGCAACATACAATCTAGCTTGTGCCTTACTCTTCACATCCTCAAACCTAACTGTTAGAGTTGTTCTGGGTCTACCAACTTTACGTTGCTTAGCTAGATACTGGGTTTCTATCCAACCATTGAGGAGGGTATAGTGTGAAGCCTTAACTTTCTTACCACTTTGTAGGTAATCTTCTAACATTTTAAAACATGCTTTTACTTTATCCTCTCCCCAACGATAGAATATATTATGAAATTGCTTAGGAGTTAGTTTGATTATACCATCTTTACTTACAACTCCGTCGCTATTATAGTATTCATACTTACCTTTAGCAACTTCTAGTTCCTTTAACATAAGGTATATTTTCTTACATTCTTTATCAGTAAGGGTATTTATATATGCCAATAATATATCTTTACTATTCACTTATTACCTCACTGATTTTTTGTAGGATTTCATCAGCAAATCTCGTTATTCTCATACCCCAATAATGGTCTTTTTTTAGGTCAGTACAATATTCTTTTATCTCGGTAAGGGATTGTTTGAGGTCGTCAAATCTGTTTTGAAAAAACTCACCAGTCTTTATTTCTTGTTCGCATTTAGATATCCAGCTATCACGTACAGACTTTAACCCCTCGCATTCTGCGGTTTTGCGGGCGAGTTGTTTGAAGTAACATAGCTCATTACTATACTTGTTATCACAAGCTCCACCATACATGCGGGAACAAGTTAGAGCAGAACCGGGTCTAAAATATCTACATTTACTTACATCCACTCCGTCAATTATTATCTGCCTATCTGTCATTGTTACCTGCTTTCTAATCCAAAAACCCATCTATTATATTTGAAATACTGTCTAACCCTTTTCGCAAGAGTTTGGAATATCCTCAAATAATAATTTTCCTGTAAATTCAAATAAATCCATTAGTTTTTCTCCTTAAATAGTGTGCGTACCTGTTGTTTATAAATACTTCTCTTGTTCTAACTTAGTAACAGCTAGTGCTTTTATATAGGGCATAGCTACATACCCACCATTGTACGGCATATTACTTGTACATAAAACTCCACTTACCAACACGCTATCACCAGCCATTAACTCGGTATCTATATAGTCGGCTATATTACCAAATGCTTTTACCTTTATCGTAAAGCTATGCTTCTTTTTGTCCCCGTCATAATTAGAATGGTGTATCTTTATCACCGCAAACGGCTGTTGTGTTTCTTCTAGTAGGGTATAAGTAGGCTGTTCTAGTATCATACCACTAACAGTTACATTGTTAATCCCTATCATAGTTTATATTAAACCTCTCTACTAACTCTCTAACCTCTGGGCTTACATTACGTATGTGTTTAGGAACACTTTCGATAAAAGCTAATGCGTCTTTTTTGTTGTCAATCAAGTTATGGTCTATGTCTTTGAAAGTAACTACACCTACCTTTTGGCTGTCTAGCTTCTCTTTTAAAGCATGGACTATCATTACTTTTCTCAATGCTAATGCGGGTTTACCATAAGGAATATACCCTTTGTCCCTTACGTAGTCGTCTAGCATAGCGCATGCTCTACATACGATGTCGTACCCAAACTCATTTACTAAAGCATTATATTGTGTCTGGTTTAGTTCAAACATATCAAACTTAATACCATCTTGTATAACCTCATCTCTTGATTTCTTCTTCTCTTTAGGTAGCTTGACATTTTCTTTAGCTAATAAAAGAGTCAACAACTTTTTTATATCGAACAAAAGTACTATTATATTATTGATGAGGTAACGTATTGACTTTAGTTCAATAGTTATCGACTCTAATATAGCCATTCTCTCTCCCCTTTAAATTATGTTTGTCTTCATCCCTAACTTCTTTAGTTTGTGTATAAACTTATGAACCCCACTAACTGCTTTAAACTCTCCAGTAGAAGATATAAGTTTACGAAAAGAAGTTTTTCTATTATCCATCAAACACAACTCTAACTCTGTCTGTATGCCGTAATGTTTTCTTATATGGTTAAAAGATTTTGTTGTATGCCGTAGGTACATTACATTCTAACCTCTATCCTTAGCAATCATAATGCTGGTAGTCCATTGCGCTAGGTTAGCTTCTGGGATTTCCAACCCTTCTTCTTTACATACATCTTTTATTGCTTTGTATACCACCACCATTTCACTAATATAAGTCATCAAGTCAAAGCTTTTCGTAGGCGGTGTATATCTAGTGGAAGCTTGGGTTTTAGGTGTAGATGTTGCTTTGTTTCTACAATCCATACAAACTTTAGATTTCCATTTGCTTGGGTCACTGTTACAACTAACAGTCTTACCGCATTTCTCACAAACAAAACTGTATCTGCCTGTCATTTTGTTATTCCCTTTCTAGTTGTGTTCAACTTCTTAAAGTCTTTGTACATGTCTAATTCTTTTAACTTCTTAACCAATTCATATATAAAGAACGAGTAATGGTTGATGGTCTGACTCTGGATGTATACTATTATCCAACTATCTCTTTGTGTTTGGCATGGTTTTACTTTACTTATACTTGAGCCAGTACCCTCCAACCCATCATTTACTACTCTTAAATATTCTTTATCTGGTAAGAATATATAACCTCTAAACATAATACCTCTACGCTTCGCTATAGTATTCACTAAGATCTATTGTTTCTGTGTTGCCACAGTACGGACATTCCTTTTTATTGTCCACACCTTCCAAAGGAGAGACTACACATTTACAGTTCTCGCACCAGTGGTAGTCTTTGAGACTTACTTTCGTTTCGTCTGCCATTTCTTTGTACATTTCACAGCAATCTATACAAAAGAAATCTTCATCGTCATTGAGTTCTACTCCACAACTAGGGCAAGTTCTTACAACTTCTGCTTCTTCGCTTTCTTTATCGAGTAAAGCTAGTTGTGTTTGCTCCTTACTATCTTTGCTTCTGCACCACCCATAATAGTCATAGTAGTCGTCCTCATAGTCTCCGTATTTCCAATCAGATTTATAATTATAGTTTGTAGTCTTAGGCTTAACTGTTACATAGCTATAGTTAGAAAACCAACAACCGTCTTTCCAATGACCCAGTTCCTCATTGATGATATAATATCTATCCTCTACATCTAATAGCACAAACTTGTTATGTCCTATCATGTCGCCTAGTATAGTTCTAAAGGATTTATTTTTATATATATTATTAGGTAGACCTTTTAAGTATTCATCTATAAAGATTCTAGTGTCATTATCTTTACTACCTTTAGGCACATCAACACAACTTAATATTCCATTGTGAATAAGGCTTAAGCTATTATTGATTCTAAACGGGTGACAATTATGTTCGTTAACTCCGCCTGATGTTGCTATCCTAAAGTGAATTATAATATTCCTGTCGTTTAGCTTTGCTACCTCTTCATAATCCTCATAGAAGCTGTCAAAAGTTCTATATCCCTTCCAGATGTCCACAAACTTTACTCCGTCTTTGGATGAGTTCACAAAACTAAAGCCACACATATCTGGATTTTTCTTAAAGCAATTCTGCAATTGTTCTTTAGTCAATACCCCATTCGGAGTTTTTAATATAGCTATACACATTACGTTACCTCAATTCTGTTTTAGCTTTCAAATCGTTTTTGTAATATTTTTTATATAGTATCTCTCTATTTACAGTACGTCCTCTTTCTAATGCGATAGCATTTTGTAACTTATTGCTAATTAGAGTTCGTTCTTCTGTTATCTTCTTGTCTAGTTCTTCGAGTTGTTTTCTGTACTCGTCTGGGTTATATCCATTAACTATTAGCCAGTTGTCAATCTTGCCGATATCATCCATATACCAAAGTGGTTTTTTACCCCTAAGTAGTAATTTTTTCAATACTATATGTTCCACTCCATTAGAAATAGTTTTCAATCTCCCAACTTTTATGTTGCCTACAAGTTCAGCATAGCCTCTCAAAACTCTACGCTCATCGTCAAGTAGGAGCCAATTGACCGTTGCATAATTACACACCCAAGTACGGATAGTGCCACTATAGTTGTGTGTCCACAAAAAGTATTGGTCAAACTTGTCTGGTATAGAATCTTCTGGGACTCTTAACTCTCTGTGTATCTTGCCAGTTGTAGTATCTTTGACCTGTTGTATCAATCTATTAGTTAAGTTCTTATAAGCACCTGTGTTTGCTAACATAAATTCAAATAAGTCACCCACTGTTATATCTTTAATAGCTGTATTTGTACAGAAGTCTAACACACATTCGACAAACTCTAAGTAGCTATGCAAAACCGACTGGTCTATACTACCATTGAATATTCTAAACTCTATAGTCTCATCATTCTGTTGGTTAACAGCTACATACCTATCAGAAGTCCATCCATTACCATGTTTTATGCTGTCTAAAAAGGAGAATGGTAATTGATTGCTCACCTTCGCCCATTGGTTTAAAGCATTGGGGGTTCTATTAGTAAATAACTTAATAAAGTTTAAGTTATTCTTACCACATAACATATTTAATAGCACATTCAACTTAAATAAAGTGAGTTTACCTATAGAGTTTCTACTTACGTGGATATGTACACCACATCCGTCGGTGCGCCAACAAATCCCTCTCTCTTTCTTAGCATTAGTAAAATCTTTATCAATCCATTCATGGAGTTTACGACTGCTCATAGGATGGGTAACACACTCATAGCCACCGCCACTTATAGAACTATCGCTTTTAAGGTATGCTCGTCTACCACTTGTATTAAACAATGGGTACACATCTCCAGCTCCAATTGTTGCTCCACCTACATCGCCTATTTCAATCTCCATACCATAAAATCTTTTAGTAACTTCGTTGTCACCTTTTATAAATTTTGGTCTTGGTTTGTAGCCGTAGCTATTGAGTGTTTGTTCGTGCCTGTAATCTAACTCGTCAAAATCAATTGTCTCTGCACAACGTATACAACACTCTCTTTCTTCGTCCCAATCAGAGGTCGGGACGAACATTTCACAATGTGCACAATACCAGTAAAGTTCTCTACAACTATCGCATATATAAATGTTTTCTCCATTTACTCTGGCTATATACGTGTCGTCAAGATGTACTAACTCACCACATTCATCACATATTGTGTAACGGTTTGCACAACCCTCACATATATAGTGGCCACCCATCATATTCCCATGAGAATCTCCCCCACATACTTCACAAGGGTGTGTGACTTGGGTATTTTCTACCTCTTGTAATCTTACAACCATTTTCGTTACCTCATCTTTCTTGTTTCTATTCTACCATAGGAGTAGATAAAAAGTCAATATCTAATAAATTTAATTCGTTAAATTTATTAACATCCAAAATAGTGTTTATGCTCATATCTGGCATTATAGCAAACTCGTTATAATCTGTCAACATCCCATAAGTTCTCATCTTAACCAAAGCTTTTCCAAGGTTACTACCAAATACGCTTGGATTATTGCGTATCAAAGATACAACAACACCCATATTGCGTATTTTAATCTCGTCATGAAGACTGCCCGTTGTGTCTGGTATGTAATCTGGTAGTATAGGTAAACTCACCTTACACCTCACTTCTAAAAAGTATTGAAAATATCTTAAGTAACTTCGCCATTTCTTTTTCCTTTTGTTAAGTTTTCCTTTTTCTTTATTATAACATAATCGGTTCAGGATGTCAAGTTATTTCTTTGTGATTATTTATAATCTTTTCTTTTATATATTTTCTTTTCTTCTTTTGATTAATTCTTTTTTCTTTATCAAACTTTCTTTTTCTTATTAACCGCTTTTCTTCTTTTCTTTTAGAAGTAAATAAAGCTTGGGGGATTTTCACCCCCTCTCCTAGATGGTGTATTTGTTTTACGCAACTTGCTTCCCACAGACTACTCCTTACATTTCATCGGCTTTCCCGTTGCCAAATATAGTTTACTAGGGGTATAATACCCTCACTTTATTTAGAAAGTAGGACATTCAAGGATTCTCACCCATCTTCAATTTGCCTTACTTGGGAACACACACACCCGTCTTACCACCGTAACGTTTGCAACGTCCAATAGGGTTTACTGCGGGATTTACTGCCGTTTTACCGTTCAGGATTTTGGCGTTATAAACAATGTCCGTAAAGCTAAACACAACTACAGTTAGTTTATTAGTTTATTATGTACATCTAGGCGCTATGTTTAGCTTATATAGTCTAGCAAGAAGTTACGTATAACTTATGTCCCTTGCATTTCAACCATACTTACACTATATCACCTTATAGGTGATGTGTCAATACTTTTGAAACAAACTTAACATTTCTTAACATTTAAAACAAAAAGGATTGACAAACAATTTTTTATATGGTATTATATAGAGGTAAGGTTGAAACAACCAAAAAGTATTACTAATTAGTAAAGGAGAGAAGAAAATGAAAACTGTTGTAGAAACAAGAGAAACGACATTGGACAATGTAACAACTAAAAAAGTTTATGGTTTTGTAGGTTCTAATGGTGAATTGTACATTCTAGGACGTAAACCAGACGGTAATTATTTCTTTAATTCAATCAACAAAACTGGTAAACCTGTTAATGAATATACCTCATTAGGAGAAGCATTAAAAGATAAAATGGATAACGGTTTTGAAATTTTAGAATTTGAAGGTCAAGAAGATATCGCAAAATTCATTTTAGATTAGTTTTATTTACTTCCTTTATTTTTGTATTACAATACCCCCAGAAATGGGGGCTTTTCTTTATACAAAAAGAGAACGGAGGATTTTTGTGTACCTCCGTTTATATTGTTGTTATTAGTGTTTTGACGTGTGTTTCCTATGTAGCTTTTTTAATATTGCTATTTCCTTAAAGCCTATATTTTTAAAACAAATATTTTCGCCGCGTGTAAATTGTATAACATGGGACAATCTTTTATCAGTTAAATACAAGCTTAATTGCCGTCTGTTACAACCTACGCTGTCCAACACAGCTTGTCTACCGCATACAGAGTTTGTCTGTAGCTCACGACTTCTCCCCCTACCGTATACTACCTCAACGCCTTTTGCTTTGCACCATTCTGTCGGAGCATACCCTAAAAAGTTTTTACAAGTGTAGTCCTCGACGTCTTCCCCGTTATAAGTATAAACTTCGCTATAAGATATGCCGTCCCTTTTAAAGTTGTTACGGGGCAAATAGACTAATCTTTTCCCTTGATTCATTTATTGTCACCTCTCTTTTGTCTAATACAAATTAATTATATCATGATGGGTCCGTATTGTAAACCCATTTGTAAATAAATTATAAGCAAAAGAAAAGCCCCTTTGTAGGGGCAAGGAGTCATCGTTAAAAAATGGTCAGTATGGTAAGTTCGGCAAGTCGGGGACTTCCCCCGTAAATTCTACCGTATGGTGTCTTATTTGTTTCAACTCTTTTATATTATCATTAACATTTTTGATTGTCAATAGGGTGAATATATTTGTAACAAAACTTAATATTACTAATAGTATAATGAATTTTAATACATATTCAAGTTGTTTATTCATTGGTTTAGCCTTCCTTTATTGTTTTGTGTAATTTTCCTTTTGATAAGCTTGTCAATATGTCGTAGAATCTTTTTAAGGTTTTTGTCTTTGGTTTTTTGGAAGTTATCTAAAACATATTGTTTAAGCTCTCTTAACTCTTGCATTTCCATTATTTCACCTATACCAATTCCAATCTACCAGACCACCAAAGGCGGGAGGAATTGGACCTCCGTCCTTGTCTTATTATGGCATGCCGTCTACCTTAGACCTTCGGCGGTTTCGTCTTAATTCTCAAAGACTCGTCAGCGGGTTTAGTTTTCGTCTTTTTCCTCATATATTGACTGGGCGTAAGCATTCATTAATTTGTATAAATCGTGGTCCCCTAGGTGTATCGGACATATTAAGCCCACCTTATCCGGCCCGCAAGTAATAACTATTGGATTTTTAAGCCCTGCTTGGTAAAATCTAACGGTTATTTTATTTTTCTTTTGGATATCTTGAAAATATTTTAAATAAGCAGAGCTTACACGGGCTTTGCTCTCTGTATAAAAGCTTCCGCCTGTTGAAACAACTAATCCCCAAGGATTTAACAAGTTATAACGAGTTAATTCCAAGTAAAATTTTTGTTTAGTATTTACATTTTTGCAAATATTCGCTAGCATAATTGTTAGCCTTCTGATAATTTTCTAATCTGGTTTTGTTGTCATCAAAAAATAGTTTTGACTCTAGCACTTTTCCGCCATAAGTGTACAATCTAACTAAAAATGCTTTTTCGTTTTCGTAGTAAGATATCGAAGCCTTTAATCTTTTACCATAAAGGAACAATTCTGCTTTATCGCTTTTCATTTTTCCGATTTTATTGTGCATTCTGTACCGCCTTTCTGTTTTATGTACTTATATAATACACCTCCATTTTATGGAGTGCAATACATTAAATGGATGATTGTTACAATTGTTTACATCATAACTTAAATGTTATGTCCTAAAGGATATTTATTTGTGATATATATAAGATGATATACCAAGACAGTATATAAAATAGTATATAAAAGAAGATATACTCTCTATATATACTCTAATATATAAAAGTGCGCGCCCCCTTCCCCAAGGGTGCGTTTTATGGTACCTGTTGTTTGTAGGGGGTTAATACCCGTATATATAAATCTTTCAACTAAATGTTAAGTAAGTATATCTATATGTATTTTTATTTATTATCTATTATATACTATACATATACCTACCTTTCTTTAGAGAAAAGAAATACAAAGAATTATAAAAGAAAGAAATATATAAAGAAAGAAAAGTAATAAGAAAGTAAATAAGAAAAGAGAATATACAAACGCACAACAAATAAGCCTATATGTTTCAATAGACTTCTAGAAGAATATAACAACCTTTTGAATAGAGGTTTAATTAAACTATTCGTATGCAAGCATACTCAACAAATAAACATATACCTACCTTTTCCCCAGTGTAAAAGAAACACACAAAGAAAAGCCTACCTTTCTAAGTCGAGGTATGTTTATTTAATTGTATACTTATATTATAACACATCAAGTATGATTTGTCAACCCCATTGAACAGCAATTTTAAAAAATTGTTACAAAACTTTACAATTCAAAGTATTGACAAATTATAAAAAGTATGGTATAATGTAGTTATGAAAGAATTTACAAGAATTACAAGAAAGAATATTATGAATTGGATTGAGTTTATGTATATGCTCATTGATGAGCTAGAAAAGGATGAAGATGTTAAAGAGTTTGATGGACAAAGCATACGAGAAGAATCTAGGGATTGAGTTTGTTAAAGCCTATGGTATCTATATGGGGAGTATTTCTGATGGCAATGATATAGAACTATATTCCTACGGTTCAGTAGACTTTGTTGATATGGTCACTAGACTATGGGATACTCTTGATATCCTTGGTGATAAAGAGAAAGAGGAACAACTTTACCAAGAAATTCTTAATAATGAATGTTAAGAATTGTAAAGATTTGTTAAGAAATGTAACAATTTACTAAAAAATAACATTTTACCACTTGACAAATGGGTGGTAGTATGTTATAATGTAAATAGATAGGAAAGGAGATACTATGGATATAGAAGAATTAAAAAGATGGTACTTCCTAAACAGGAAGCCAACAAGAGATAAA